AATAGTTTCGTTCGCTTTCTCTAGTTGTTCTCTTTCTTCTTCCATCTTACACCTACCTTTTTATTAGTTTATAAAGTGAGCAGTTAGAAAGCATGCTCAGGCTAGGGTACATAGAGGACTACGCTGGTTACAGTATGGTAGTTTTAGCCTGAACCTCTATGTGTGATGAGCAGTTTAGTTTCGTACTCAGGAAGTAAATGTATAGCGAAGGTTCATTAACCGACAACTTCCCCTTCTACCCTCTTACGGTTGGGTCAGGCTATACAAGTAAGTGAGTAGTTACTAGACCTAACCAAGTCTAGTTCAAGCATACTCAGGCTTTCTTGGAGTGAGCAGTTAGAAAGCATGCTCAGGCTAAGGAGAATTACTCTACTTGATGCATCCTCATTGTTAATGAGTGCTTAGTATCCATATCATTTTTAAATGTCTCTAAAACAAAGTCATTCCTTAATAACTCATGAGCCATCTTCTCATTGCTTGGGGTATTAGAAGTCTGAAGCCACCAAGCCTCGTGATTAAAGCGTGAACAAGCATCTTCAAAGTCTTCTTCTACGTGTGTATGACTCATCCAACAGTTATCTTTTGTAGATGTAATTGTAAAAATAGTTTTCATAGTATCTCCATGTTGTTAAAATCCCAGACTAATCCTCTCCCCCTAGCTTGCTCTCTTATAGGGTGTGAATGACAGGGTGTTTTGAAAGCTTGTTTTTTAGCTTTCATCTTTACAACTTAAGTTTGCTTTTTAACTTAAGTTACATAGCTTTGTTACGAACGATAAAAAAAGGAGAGCAAGCTTTCACCTGCTCCCCTCTCTGTAACTTATCTACCCATTCGTTTCAACAATTCAATAGCATCTTGTTGTGCTTGAGTTGTCTTATCAATAGGTTGTGAGTTGAATATATAAGGTGTGAATGTATCACCTGTAATCTTCTTATATATAAACTCATTACTTACATGGATAACCTCCGCATCTCGTAGCGAAACATCTAAGTCTTGTAGATATTGTTGCTTGTTTTCCAAGGCATCGTTCTTTTCTAACCAACCATTAGAAGCGTTTAGTATATTCTGAAGCTTATCAAGTTGATTGCCTATCTGTTTATTCAATGACTTGACTGCCTTATAAGAAGCATTACATTCAGAATTAATATGTCTAGCTTTAGAAGAAGTAGACGGTTGTTTGATTCCCGTCTTATAGTCTTCCATCATATTATCTGATACCATAAACTCAATTGATTTAATTTTTAACTCAACGTACTTTGTATTTACTTTAGCGTTTTTCATTTTATTTCCTTATTGTTTTATTTAAAAGTGATAGTTGTTTTATGTCTAACTATCAACGACATTACATATCTTCTAGAATTTATACTATAGTGTTTAACCCTACAAATTCATCTAGAAGGTTTTGTTCTAATCTATTTAACTCACTTAACCTTTCAGGTTTTGTTATAACACTTCTTAGTAAGTGAATTCTTTTTAAGTTTCTACCAATTCTTACATTTAATTTATGTCTTTTTTTTATTGTTATAATTAACATTTTATTTTCCTTATAAAGTTATTTAAATTAACCCCTTTGTTTTAACTGTTGGGATTATCTAAGGATAAGCAGAGGAGCTTTGCTCTACCGTTGTCAAGTTTGATAGGGACATAAAAGTATTTAATATTGTTATTGTGTTAACAGGTTTGCTACCTTTGGTAAGTTATAGCAAACAAGCTCTTGACATAAGGTAGTAGCTTGTCTGTTGTTTGACAAGCGTTACCTCTGCTATCATTGGAGGAATCCCGAGAGTAGCCTAGCGGTCAGCGTAGTGATTCAGGTGCTTGTAATAAGCTTATGTTTATAGAAGTTGTCTTATTACGTAGTGTACTATGTCTTTAAACATAAGCGTGGAATAAACAATTGTTTACAATTACAACTTGTGTTTAATCTCTTCTATAGTCACTATCACACTGTCATTCACATGAACTTCTGGACTACAGATTCACAAGAACCACTACGGATTCTACAGCGGGACTTGAGACCTACCCGGGGGGACCCGTGAGCCATGCCAGTACTATATATAAACAATCACTTCTAGATGGCAGGAGGATTTGAGTTATCACCTCTAGATGAGAAGAGAATTCTAGCTAACAGGGGAACTGTAGAATATTATTTCTTATTACGGTGTATAGTAGAATATTATTCTAAGTTTGCTACTTAAATGATTTTAAGTATTTACAAGAGAAGAAAAGTATGCTACAATCTATTCCTCTTAGGTTCGCTACTTAAGACTACTCGCGATACAGAGGTAGTTTGTTGATGATTATTGAAAGTGTTCTACCTAGGTTAAGTCACTCCGTTCCTAGTCACTTCGTTCCTCCTTTAGCAGCTTTGCTACCTAGTTGTTATAATGAAGAAGAACGAAACCTCTACTAGCGAACAACTTAAGTATACTTAAGTACTCTATAACACTATATGGTTATTGTTAAATAATAACCTTTAGCTGTTCTCTATCTATGCTATAATTCTCCTTATTAATTAACTATAGGTTATTCTATGAAAGAGAATGATGGTCGTAAACTAAATAAAGGAAACCCTAAGCTGTATAAAGGTATGGCTCCTTTAAACCCTAATGGTAGACCTAAGGGTAGTATGAATAAATGGACTGTTCTGTCTAGGGAGTTATTAACAGAAAGAGGTCCTGAGATTGTTCAAGTTATTATAGATAAAGCTCTCAAAGGTGATGTTCATTGTTTAAAGATGTGTATGGACAGGATTGTTCCTACAACTAAAGCTGTTGAGATTAGCCATAAGAAAGACGATGGTGGTATTGTTATTAATGTAGGTACTACTGAACAGATTCAAGAGAAAGCTAAGAATAAGAAGTTAAAGCAGGTAAGAGGTAAGTCTGAGGATAGTGTGCTAGCTGAGGTAGTAGAGGAGCTAGAAGGACAATAGAGGGGTCAACTTAAATGAATCAATTTGAAAAAGACTTAGAGTTTGGTGAGGGTTTAGAACGTATTGTTCTAGAAAAGATTAAAGTAAAGTATCCTCAAGCTTATAAGATAGAGGGTTATTGTAAAGAGTGGGACATTTACATACCAGAGAAAGACATAGGTGTAGAAGTTAAAGGTGATAGAGTTTCTGGTAAGACAGGTAACGTAGCTATAGAAACATCTTTTAATGGAAAGCCTTCTGCTTTAACAACTACAAAAGCTACTTGGTGGGTGTATATGACTTTAGAGAAGTTATATTGGATTACACCTGAAGCTATAAAGGAGTGTGTCTTGATTGAGGGAATAGAAGAAAAAGACTTTGGACCTATCGGGGGAGATACTGTTCCTAAGACAATGTTTCTAATAAAAGAAGAGACATTTGCAGAATATGCTTCACATATAGAGAAGAGATAATGGCTGAGATTAATGTTGAGCTACATCCAGCTCAGATGGAGATATTCAACTCCGAGGCTAGGTTTAAGGTAGTTAGTGCCGGACGTAGGTTTGGTAAGAGTAGATTAGCTGCTTGGATTCTCCTTATTAAAGCTTTACAGTCCGATAGTAAAGATGTATTCTACATAGGTCCTACGTTTCAACAATCTAAAGACATTATGTGGGGTATGTTAAAAGACTTAGGTAAGGATGTTATTAAAGATGCTTACGAGAATACAGCTAGATTAACCCTTATTAATGGCAGGAAGATATTCCTCAAGGGTTCGGATAGACCGGATACGCTCAGGGGTGTGGGATTAGCTCACGTCGTACTTGATGAGTATGCCAGTATGAAGCCTGTGGTATGGGAACAGATAATAAGACCGACTCTGGCAGACGTTAGAGGTGGTGCTTTATTCATTGGTACACCTGCGGGGAAGAATCACTTCTATGATTTATGGATAGAAGCACATAACGAGGATGACTGGGAAGCTTTCTCTTTTAACTCTACTGATAACCCCTATATAGCAGCAGATGAAATCGAAGCTGCTAAAAGGTCTATGTCCTCTATGGCTTTCAGACAAGAGTTTGAAGCATCATTTGAAACATTCTCTGGTGGTATCTTTAAGGAAGAATGGTTTCTAACTGGGAAAGAACCCGAGGAAGGTAACTATGTTATTGCTGTGGACCCTGCTGGCTTTGAAGCGGTTGAGAAAGAAAGAGGAATTAAAGGCTCTAAATTAGACGAAACAGCTATCGCTATCGTTAAAGTTTGGAGAGATAAATGGTATGTTAAAGATATACTACATGGAAGATGGAGTATTAAAGATACAGCAAGGAAAATCCTAAAAGCTGCTTCAGTAAACCAAGCTACTACAGTAGGTATTGAAACAGGTTCTCTAAAGAACGCTATACTTCCTTACTTAGAAGACGAAATGAGGAGTGAGAATAGGTTTGTACATATAGATGAGCTACGTCATGGCGGTAAAAAGAAGACTGAGAGAATTACTTGGTCTTTACAAGGTAGGATGGAACACGGACAGATAACCTTTAACGAAGATAGAGACTGGAAACCTTTTGTATCACAGATGTTAGACTTCCCTAACCACCTTAGCCATGATGACATGCTCGACTCACTAGCATATATAGACCAAGTGGCTATATCAGACTTCGCATACTCTATAGACATGGATGATGACTGGGAACCTACAGACGAAATAGCCGGATATTAAAGATAGTTTATATTGAACGTGTTTTTGTGGTATACTCCGCAGGAATTACCTATATTTAAAGGGTTAAATGTTCGATTCTAAAGAAACTAAATACCAAGCTCTTGCTAGCTGGTTAAATTACAGGCTAGATAGCTGGAGAACTCACCGTGATACTAACTACGTACAGAAATGGGATGAATATTACCGTCTATGGCGTGGTATTTGGGTCGAGAGTGATAGAACTCGTGGGTCAGAGAAGTCACGCATCATCTCCCCTGCGTTACAACAGGCGGTAGAGTCATCAGTAGCTGAACTAGAAGAAGCAACCTTCGGTAGAGGGAAGTGGTTCGACTTACAAGATGATATGTTAGACCAGCAACCACAGGATGCTGAGTATGTACGTAACTTATTACAAGAAGACCTAGAGAAAACAGGTGTTAAAGACGCTGTATGTGAGGTATTCCTTAATTCAGCTATCTACGGTACTGGTATTGGTAAGATTGTAGTAGAACAGAACCTAGAGAGAGCGCCGGCTGCGGTACCTGTTGCAGGAACTACAGCTACTACTAGAGAGATTGTAGAATATCCTTCTATTGATGTTAAAGTAGAGCCTATCTCACCCAAAGAATTCCTTATTGACCCTTCTGCTAACTCTATTAACGAGGCGTTAGGTGTTGCTCACGAAGTTATTAAACCTAGATACCATGTTATCGAAGGTATACAGTCAGGCATCTACCGTGATGTTCCTCTTGATGGTGATTATAGCACTGTTAAGATGGGTTACGAGCCTGAGTCTAGACAAGCAGATGAATCTGATTCAGTTAAGATTACTGAATACTGGGGTAAAGTACCTAAGCGATTCCTCAAGGCTAGTAAAGATAAAGATGACTTTGAATACACTAAGAAAGATGTTCTTGTTGAAGCAGTAGTTACTATTGTTAATGATGAATACATTCTTAGAGTAGAAGAGAACGCATTTATGATGGAAGATAGACCTTTCATCTCTTACCAACACGATATTGTCCCAAATAAGTTCTGGGGTAGAGGTGTATGCGAGAAAGGATACAACCCTCAGAAGGCATTAGATGCTGAGATGAGAGCAAGGATTGATTCCTTGGCATTAACAACCACACCTATGATGGCAGCAGACGCTACTCGCCTACCTAGGGGTGTAAAGTTTGAGGTTAGACCGGGTAAAACTATATTAACGAATGGTTCACCACGTGAGGCTATCATGCCTTTGGATATGGGAACCACAGACCCTTCTACATTTAATCAGGTCGCTTCACTTCAAAACATGGTACAGATGGGTACCGGTTCAGCAGACGCAGCAGCAGGAAACAGAGAAACTGCTTCTGGTATGTCTATGATGCAGTCTGCTGCTATCAAAAGACAGAAGCGTACGTTGATGAACTTCCAGAATACCTTCTTAATCCCAATGATTAACAAATCAATGTGGAGAAAGATTCAGTTTGATGTAGATAGATACCCAGTAAACGATTATAAGTTTATACCTTACTCTACGATGGGTATAATGGCTAAAGAATTAGAGATGCAGCAGATGGTACAAATGCTACAGGCTATTCCCAAAGACTCTCCTGCGTTTAACGTGATTCTTTTAGCTCTATTCCAGAACTCTAGTATTCACAATAGAGACCAGATAGTACAGTCTCTTCTACAAGGTAATCAACCTAATCCTCAAGCTAAAGAGTTAGAGGTTATTGGAATGGACCTACAGATTCAGAAGGCACAGGCAGATATTCAGAAGACTCTTGCGGAAGCAGAGGAAGAGAAAGCTAAAGCTATTAAATGGCAAGCTGAGGCAGCTAATAGTATGCCTAATGAGATTGAAATTGAAGATAAGATACTTAAACTACAGAGAGATGTTCTTAATCTAGAGAAGATTAAGGCAGACATCGCTAACAAGGTATCAGAAACACAACGTAACATACCAGAGATGGAGCATCTCAAGTCAGAAACTATTCTGAACTTGGCAAAGGCGAGAGCTGCTGGTGTTAAATCAACTATCCCTACAACTGTACAGTGAAGACAGACGAACAGTTCTTAAGTGATAGGTTAGATATGTTTGAAACCGAGGGATGGCTTGACTTGGTTTCAGAACTAAACGACATCGAGAAAAGCGTTAGAGATATTGACGCAATGAATGATGCTGAAAGCCTTTGGGAAGCCAAGGGTAAGTTGAAAATGCTAAATTATATACAAACTTTAGAATATTCAACTAAGCTAGCGGTAGAACAATCCTAGTCATAGGACTCTACTTTAAATAACTTCATAATCCCATAGGGACGGAGACGACAAATGAGTATAGTAGTAGATGAAGCACCTTCAACAGGTGAACAGGTAACAGAAAATCAAGAAGTAGTATCAGAAGAGGTACAGGCGGAGGCTTTAACAGAGTCAGAAACCCAACCAGAAGCTGAGTACCAACCTCCTGAGAAGTATGCTGGGAAATCCTTAGAAGACGTTATTGAGATGCACTTAAATGCTGAAAGGGTATTAGGGAAACAAGGACAAGAAGTTGGAGAACAACGGAAGTTAATTGAAACCCTGATTCAAGCTCAACAACAAGCGACTAATGTTACTACCACCGAAGAAACACCTCAATCATTTGAGGAGACTTTCTATGATAACCCCGAACAAGCGGTCAAGTTAGCAGTAGAGAATCATCCAGATATTTTAGAGGCTAAGAGAGTCCGAGCTGAACAAGCACAGTCTGCTAACACCGCGCAGTTAGAGGCAGCACATCCAGATTTTATGGATGTTGTTCAGGATAAAGACTTTCAGAATTGGATAGGAGAAAGCAAGGTACGGATGGAGTTGTTCCGTAGAGCTGATGAGTATGATTTTGATTCTGCTAACGAACTGTTTAGTAATTGGAAGTTAATCTCCAATAATAAACTAACACAGGAAGTTAAGGCAGGTGAAGAAGTTAAACGACAAGAAGCTTTAAAGAAAACAACATCTGAGACACGTTCTTCTGGTGATTCGGTTGGTGGAAAGAAAATGTATCGTAGGTCTGATTTAATCAACCTACAGATTACAGACCCTTCAAGATATGAGGCTTTGGGTGACGAAATTCAAAGTGCTTATGCGGAAGGGAGGGTGAAATAATAACAATAATTATGGAGAAATACAATGGCAAATTCATTTAACGGCTCAGGTAGTACAACTACTAGAGCAATTGCTGGTAATTTCATCCCTGAACTTTGGTCGGATGAAGTTATTGGTGCATATAAATCAAGCTTGGTACTAGCAAACCTAGTAACAAAACTATCACATAAAGGTAAGAAGGGTGATTCAATTAACATCCCTATTCCTGCGCGTGGTGTTGCGACAGCTAAAGCAGCTAACTCTCAAGTTACGCTACAAGACTCAGCTAACACTCTTAAAACTATTAGCATTGCTACTCACTATGAGTATTCTAAGCTAATTGAAGATATTGCTGAAGTTCAGGCGTTAGCCTCAATGCGTAAGTTCTACACTGATGATGCTGGTCACGCACTTGCTACTAAAGTTGATACTGATTTATTCGGTACAATGACAGGCGGTACGTTCGTGAGTGGTTCTACTGGTGCTACATGGTCTTCAGGTGCCGGTGGTGTTATCACTGATGCTGGTATCCGTGCTATGATTCTAGCATTAGATAATGCTGATGTTCCTATGGACAATCGTTCACTGGTACTACCTCCAGTAGCAGCTAACTCTATTCTTGGTATTGACAGGTTCACTGAACAACAGTTCATTGGTTCTGGTGATGCTATTAAGACGGGTAAGCTTGGACAAATCTACGGTATGAGTGTATACATTAGTAACAATGCTCCTACTACAGGTTCAAACCGTGAAGGTCTGATGTTCCATAGAGACGCTGCTGTTCTTGCTGAACAGGTCGGTGTGCGTACACAGACTCAGTACAAACAAGAATACTTAGGTGACTTGTTTACTGCTGATACTATCTATGGTGTAGGCGAGCTACGTGCTGAAGCTTCTGTAGCTTTTAAAGTTACTGCGTAAGTAGTTAGTAAAGCGTACCCCTTTCTCACGAGAGGGGTATTCTGAATTAATTAGAGATTAACATGCCAATTTATAAGTATGAATGTACTGAAAAGGGTCACGAGTTCACTGATATGTGTTCTATTTCGGATAGGAAAAAGGAGCGTCCTTGTACTCAGTGCGGTAGCGTTGGTGTGTATAAACCCACTTTTGAAGCATCGTTTCAATATGGCGAGAATTACAAGTCAATCGCAGCAGACAGACACAGGTGGAATCTCAGAGAAAACAAAAGATTGAATACTAAAGGTAAGTCTTATGCATAATATGGATATACTTGAAGACAGTACACAGATAGATGGTGGACTTGAGTTAGATAGATTTAAAAAGAGAATCTTAGATATTTGGAATAGGATGCTTGAGGAGACTTATGCTAAGTATCCAGATGAAGTATCTAAAGAAGAATACATGGAATCAAATGCTCTTAAGTTTGCTGGAGACCCTGAAGAGGAGAGTGAGATTGATAACTTAATGGCTATGCTTGAAGAGTTACTAGACCCTCAAGAAGAACTTGAAGATGTAAAGTCTGAAGGTAAAGCTCCTGCTTATAAAGGTAAGGAGTTAAAAGCTAACAATGAAAAAAGCAATGTAGAGGTAACAACTTATGAAGTTAAACACGCAAGTACAGGAACTCCTAAAGATGCTAACGGTTCACGGAAAGGCGGGACTTACGCTGGTGTTGAAGGCGGTAAACTATCTCCTAGGAAAGATGCTAAAGTTATCCGAAGCTTCTCTCCAATGGCTGAACAAATAAGAGATGAGCTTAAATCTTTAAAAGAAAGACAGAATATTGGTAGAAGAAGGGAGTTATTTAGACTGTAATGGCTAAGAATAGAGTCTACACTAGAGGTAAGATACGCTCCTTAGTTAAACCTAAGAGACCAGCACAGCCTCATCATTGGAAGAAGGCTAAAGCTATTGCTGCTTATCTTAATAGAAGGGAAACTTGGGCGATTCTTCTAAACTTTGAAGAGACAATTGTACTGAGTGAGTTAATCTCTATCACAGCTCCCGGTTCTCTTTCCGAATCTTATGCTGATAGTCTAGGTTTTACAGAGACATTAAACTTCGCGTCTTCTTTAGACAAAGCAGATTTAGTGTCTATCTTAGAAGATGTATCCCTTTCATTAACTATGGAAGCAACACCGGACTCTCTAGGTGTTAGTGATATACTAACCACTAATTTCAATAGTGTTATTAACGACACTACAGCAGACGGTGTTACTTTCACTGAGCAGTTAGATTTCTTATTTGAACTAACAGCGACACAAGACTCTCTTGGTTTGACAGAGGTTTATTCAAATCACTTAACTAAAGTGTTAGTAGATGGTTTTGCTTTAGATGAAACTCTTGAGATATTAGATAAAGAAGCTATCCTTAATAAAGGTAACGTTATTTCTTTTACTACTGATATACAAACTTTCAGTGTTGGTAAAGGAGTTTCAGAAAACGTTACAGTAGCTGAGACTTTAGGTAAGACTATATTTAAAACCTTCTCTGATGGAGTAGGTATTGCAGAATCTATTGGTAGTAAGACAATTGCTATTAGTAAGTCGGATGGGGTTACTGTAGACCATTCGGAAACCGCAGATGTTGTCATTTCAGGAACACTTGCAAATCGTAAATTAGGCGGAGAGCCGTTTAATAAACTAACCTTTAATTAACTGGAGAAATAAAATGATTAAAGAAAACTTAAAAATGACTGGCTCGCTTGAGATTGCTATCAATGGTGATACAGTTCGTAAGATTCCTAACCTAGTTGTATCAGCAGGTAAGGAACACGTAACAGCTAGACTACACGGTACTACTGATGGTGTCATGTCTGCTATGGCAATTGGCACAGGAAGCACTGCTGCTGCCGCAGGTGATACTGCTTTAGGCACAGAGGCTGTACGTACTGCTTTTGATTCTGGATTCCCAGATATTAGTGGAACTAACACAATTAAGTACGAGACTACTTTTGTAGCTGTCGGTTCTGGTGGTGATGTTTCAGTAACAGAAGCCGGTATCTTCAACAACACTACTTCTGGTGGTACAATGTTAGCACGAACAGTGTTCGGAACGGTAACAAAAGGTGCTAGTGATGTGATGACAATCACTTGGACTATCACAGTATCTTAATCTAAATAGAAGGAGAGCCTTATGGCAGTTAAATTTACAAATAACGCAGCAACTACTTTAACATCGGCTGTATCAATAAGTGATACAACTATTGCTGTAGCTAGTAACACTGGCTTTCCTTCAATTTCTGGTTCAGATTATTTCTATGTGTCTATTGATTCAGAAGTTCTTAAGGTTACGTCAGTATCTGGTACTACCTTTACGGTTGATGCGGCTACGGCTGCTCATGATAACGGAAATACTGTAGAGTTGAGAGTATCAGCAGAGGTACTGAACGATGTAAGAACAGAGACTACTAATAGAAGTATTAGTGACTCAACAAGCACTACTAGCTCTACAACAAGTGCTTCTAGTACGGCAGTTAAAGACGCTCTTGCTTCAGCACAAACATACGCAGACTCAGTAGGTATTGACTTTACTTCATCTACGTCTGCTCCTTCATCACCTACTGATGGAGACCATTGGTTTGATTCAACCAACGGTATTCTTTATGTAAGAGCTGACTCAAACTGGATAGATGTTTCCACAGCAGGTGGTGGTGACGCTAACGTCCAAGCTGATTGGACTCAAAGCACTACGACACACGATGCTTATATTCAAAACAAGCCAACCTTATCTGGAACTAACACCGGTGATAACGCAACAAATACTCAGTATTCTGGCTTAGTATCCAACATTGCACATCCACTAGTAGAAACAGCAGTTCCAACAGGTGCTTTATTTACAGATACAAATACTACTTATACAGCTTCAGGACTGGTAGCAATAGACGGTTCTAATAATATAACTACTACGGCTACGGGAAACCAAACACAATCTGAGATTAACGCTTTAGGTATCACAGCTACTTCTGTTGACTTAGGTAACTGGACTATTACAGAATCAGGGGGTGTGGCTTACTTTGCTACAAGTGGTACTAATAAAATGAAGTTAGATGCCTCGGGTAATCTAACTGTAGTTGGAAACGTAACAGCATACGGAACAGTGTAAATGGCTTTACAAGCATCAGGAGCGATTAGTTTACAAGACATCCAAGATGAATTTGGAGGCTCTCATCCTATTAGCCTTAGTGAATACTATGGGTCAGACACTGTACCAGCATCAGGTGAAATTGCTTTTGATGATTTCTATGGTACATCGGATATTTCTTTTACTACCGCAACAGGTGGAACAATAACTACAGTTGGTGATTATAAGTATCACTACTTTACCTCGTCTAGCTCGTTTAATGTTAGTTCTGTCGGCACTGATGGTATTGAATATCTTATTGTGGCTGGTGGTGGAGCAGGAGGCGGTGCTTGGCACAGTGGTGGTGGCGGAGCAGGTGGTTTACTACACAATACAAATTACACAGTAAGTGCTACAACTTACAGTGTCATAGTCGGTAGTGGTGCTACAGCAGTGTCTGGCAGCGGTGGTTCTTCAGTTAATGGAGGAAACTCGTCATTTGGGTCTATTACAGCAACTGGTGGTGGCGGTGGTGGTTCTTATAATACTACTGTGGCTGGTGGCAATGGTGGTTCTGGCGGTGGTGCGTCTGCTTATGGTTCTAACGGTAGTGCGTCTCCAGCAGGTCAAGGTCATAACGGTGGTGGTGCTGGTGGCAATGGTAATCACGGTGGTGGTGGTGGTGGAGCAGGAGGTGCAGGTATTGCCGGTACTACTTCACCAGTTAAAGCCGGTAATGGCGGTGTCGGCTCATATATTACAAACTTCTCTCAGTTTGGCGTCAGTGGGTGGTTTGCTGGCGGCGGTGGTGCTTCCAACGGTAACGGCTGGGCATCTCAAGGCATTGGTGGAACAGGTGGTGGTGGTAATGGCGGTGTTAACTCTGTAGGTACAACAAAGGGAACTGCGTACACTGGTGGAGGCGGCGGTGGTTCTAGGGGTTATGTCGTTTCTGGGTCAGAAGGTCATGGTGGAAAAGGCGTTGTTATTATTCGTTATAAGTGGCAGTAGATATGGCTATATATTCTAAATTAAATAAAGAAAACAAAGTTGTTGACTTAGTAGTTGTTGAAGACTCATTAGCGGAAAACGAAGGTATTGCTTTGCTATTGAACATTACTGAACACACTAACTGGAAACAAGTAGACAAACCTAATAGACGCGGTAGTGGTGGTATTGGTTCTTTTTATAACGAAGATAAGGATGCTTTTATTATGACACAGCCTTATCCTTCTTGGGTGTTAAACGAAACCACTTGTTTGTGGGAAGCTCCTATCAGCAGACCAGATACAAATAATCCTTACAACTGGAACGAAACAGAACAAACTTGGGACTTAATAGAGAATGAATAATAACAAAGAATTTAGAACTAAAACCGTAGGAGTAATAAATGGCTGATTATATATACAGTGGAAGCTTTCCAGCGAGTCCTGCTACCAATGACACATTGTCAATGAACGGTGTAGGCTACGTCTATACATC